CCGACTTTTCGGATGCAATAATGCAAGCCGAAGCCTTTGAGTTAATGCCAACACGCGACTGGGTCGCCTTTTAATATGAAAAAAGTTACTACATTTATTAAAATTATTCAAACATTTGGGTTTGTGTTATTGTGCCTTACGATACCAGTATGGTACTTTTCGCAGTTATTGGGCGAGATAGGTAACACAGCATTGGATTACATTTTCAACGCAGGAAAACAGTTATTCAATGAACCCGATAATACAAGTCAAAAGCAGCCGTAACGCAACAAACAGAAATTTAGGTGCGCCCTCACTGGCCCCGATTGGTGGTTATGGCCTGCAATGGTTCGGCGGGAATGTCTTAATAACGGACGGTAACGCGCAGAACTACGTACAGCAAGGGTATTTGGGTAACTCTGATGTTTACTCGATCGTAAGTCAATCAGCCCGTAAATTTGCCTCTATCCCCGTTGGAACATACAAGATAAAAGACACCGCAGAGGGCAGAAAAGCTTTTCGACAATATAAGACCCTTACTTCTGGCAACATGAACCAGGCAGCCATAGAAAGGGCTGTTATTCTACGTTCAAAGGCGTTGGAGGAAGCGGACGAAAATAACCCAGTAGCCAAACTGTTAAAGCATCCAAACGATTACGAAGGGCAGGATAGTTTTTTTGAGAAGGTGTTTACATACAAGTGTATTTGCGGGGGAACCGCTATCTACAAGAACATGGGAGGGCTTGAAAAGGGGCCAGTGTTGGAAATGGAGGTTTTGCCGTCTCAATATTTACAGATCAAAGGAGATGGCACTTTGTTCGGGGTGGAGAGTTACCGGTTATTAATGACAAACATGGAGTTTACACCCAATGAAATTATATACTGGAAATACGCCAACATTGATTTTGCATTGAATGGCAGGCAGCTTTACGGATTATCCCCTTTAAAGGCGGGTATTAACCAATTACAGGCGAGCAATGATGCAGTAAAGGCAATGGTAGCCATGTTCCAAAACGGGGGAGCCAGAGGGGTTTTATTCGATGATAACAGCCTCAACCCATTAAGCAAGGAACAAGCCGAAAACCTGCAGTCGGTAGCGGACATGAAAATAAATGACCTGAATAGTAAGGGACGGGTAATAACAGCCGCCGCGAAGTTGGGTTATATTCAATTAGGACTATCCACCGTTGACATGGAACTACTGAAAGCCATAGACATGACACGGGACAAACTTTGCAACCTGTACAACTTCCCCCCATCACTGTTAATATCGGACAGTAAGTACGATAACAGGGCGCAGGACATGAAATTCTTTATTACGAATAAGATTGTACCTGAATGGTGCAGCTTTCGGGATGAATTAAACAGAAGCCTTTTACCTGACTTTGGAAGTGCAGCAAATGGACTGTTTATCGACTTCGATGTACAGGATTTGCCGGAGTTACAGGAGGACATGCAGAAACTTGTAAACACCTTAAAAATGGCCGATTGGCTTTCTCCGAATGAGAAGCGGTTAGCTATGAGGAACGAACCTGTACCAAATCCGGCTTACGATACGGCTTACATGGCAGCCAACATGATACCCATTGAGCAAGCGTTTCAGGGAATGGGTGGCCCGTTAGATCCATCAACACAAGATCAAGCAAAAGACCTATACCCATAACCTATGCCCTCTCTCGCGTGGCGACAATTCGCAAAAAGGCAGCAAGCTATCGAAACGGAGTTTATCCCAAAGATGGAAAGGGCTATCCGTGTAGAGATTGAAAAGGCTATCGAGATTTACAGAAAAGAGGGTTCCACGGGAAACATAGACAAGGCTATCACTTCTGCCGGGGTTTTCGCCACTCTCAAAGAACTTTACCACACAGCGGCTATATCAGAGGCCAAAATAAGCTACAAAACAAACTATCGGGTTAAGCGTGGGGGATTGGGTACTAACGAGGCATGGAACAAGGCCGTAGACACCTACCTGATGCAACACAACGTATTTAACACGGTTGAGCAAATAAACGCCACGACCAAAAAGCGGGTACTGGAGATAATATCCAAAGGAATACAGGACGGGGCCAGTGTGGATCAGATTGTAAAAATGTTACATGACGATGATATACCCTTAAAACGGGCCACTTTAATCGTGAGGACTGAATCGGTAGGGGCAATGAATATGGGGGGAATGATGGGGGCTATATCAACGGGAATCGTATATCAGAAGAAATGGAACACAGCCGGGGATCACAGGGTACGGGGAATGAAGCCAAAAGACCAATTTAACCATGTTATCCTTAACGGTACGATAGTAGACATGGAGAAGCCGTTTAATAACGGGCAAAGTATCATGTTCCCAGGGGATAAGCGGGCAAGTGCCGGGAACTTCTGCAATTGTCGGTGTGTTCTCTCCTACATAGCCAAACGAGACGAGCGCGGCAGAATAATGCGTTACCCTGAATTATCCCCTACAATGGGAGTGGGTGCAGACGGCAAGCTGTCAGATATTTTGTTTCAGCTTATCGTTGGTCAGATATTCGCAGGTATTTTGGAAACGGTATTGGAAAGTACTAACTTAGACCAATGACATTTGAATTATATAAAAAGGAAACAATTGTAAAACCTCTATACACTGGAGAAAATTCAAAGTGGAGTAAAGATTTTGATGAATGGGCAAAAAATGACATCCCGTACATAAAAGATTATTTTGATAAATTGATAAAAGACGGTAAACTTTGTCCTCTCAAAGAAAATTCTTAGATTAGCATTTCAAACATTTAGCCCTTATGGGATACATTAGTTCACTCGCACAAATACACCCTTCCGCATGGGTTTCTCCCGCAGCAATCATTTACGATAACGTTACCATTGGAGCCAATTCATACGTTGGTGATTTTTCCGTTATTGGCGCACCCCCTGAACATAGAGAATTTTGGAACGGAGAAACACCGGGAGTGTCAATAGGTGAAAATGTACGTATTACCACCCATGTAACCGTAGATGCAGGCACAACGGGAATGACCTATATTTTTGACAATGTAACCCTTCTCGCAAAGTCCCACGTTGGACACGATGCAACTATCGGGAGAGGTAGTACGGTTAGTTGTGGTGCGATGATCGGGGGACATACCCATATAGGTGAAGATTGCAACATAGGATTGAACGCTGTAATTCATCAAAGGCAATTCATTAAAGACGGGTGTATGGTGGGTATGGGTGCGGTAGTTACTAAGGGATTGGTAACTGAATCGTACAGTAAATACGTTGGGAACCCTGCCCGTTGGTTGTCAATAAACCATAAGCCATGACCATAGAACAACTTTGGATTACCTGCATAACCAAAGCCCTTAAAAGAGCAAACGGGAAAAGGGATTTAGCCGCGCGGATATGCGGTATAAGCAGACGAACCGTTGATAGGTACATTAAAAACCACAATATAAGCCATGAATGAATTTGACCAATGGAGGGAGAACTACGACAAACTTACGTTAGCGCAGCAAATTGCCTACCATAACGAATTGGAGGCCCGTTACCCCGAACAAAACCATTTCAATTACGAGAATGTAAAAGAAGCGTTCAAAGGCTTTCAACCGGACATGCCGATAGATGTTTTGGAGTTCGGCACATGGAAGGGAGATTTAGCCTTGAAATGCTTTGAGGACTTTAATATTGATTGTTGGTTCGGTATTGAGATTTGCGAGGCAGCAATCGTAGGAACAAAGTGCAGAGAGGTTGACTATTACCGCCCTTCCCGCTTCGATTGGTTCAATGAGCCGCGGGTAATTTTAGCGGATATTATCGTAGCCACTCACTTTATCGAACACCTTTCAAACGAACATTTTGAAGCATTGGCTAAGCATTGTAAAGGAGTTGGGGTAGTTCACTTTGAAGCCCCATTAACAGACGAGGGCAACGAATGGAACGGTTTTGAAGGAACGCACAAATTAACCTACGGATGGACAAAGGTTATTGAACTTATGGGGGCGCAGGGGTTCAAGTTGAGTATTGATAAAGGGAACAATAAAACATTTATAGCATGAAAGTAGCCATAATCTTACTCGATTACAATGCAAGGACAGACTACACCCAACGGGTAAAAGATGTGAACCTAACGAATGCCGGACACCCATTCGAATTGATAATAATTGACCGTAAAGGGGTAGCCGCCGCGATAAATGAAGGGATGAAGCAGGCTATGGATAACGGTGCTGATGCAGTGGTAACGATGGCAAATGATATACTTATGCCGGAAGGTTGGTTAAAACAAATGATCGGTCACAGCCTTTTTATCGAAAATACGGGTATGTGTGGTATTCACGTGGTGGAAGAACTGCCGCCGACCGTGAGAGTATCTACTAAATTAGAAGGTGTTTTTGCCTATGCTTGCATAACTGTAACCCCATTCGGGAATGTCCTAATACCACGCGAAGCAATCGAAAGGGTAGGTTATTTCAATACAGACTTTGACCCGTACAGTATCAACGATATGGATTACGCCCACAGATTAAGGGCAAGCGGGTTTATCAATTACTACATACCTGGAATGAAAGCCGAACACATAGGCAACGATACAGCAAGTGAAAGCGAGTACCGTAAAATGAAATGGGATGCCCTGGCGGCGGGATCACAGAAATGGGGCTTTTGGTCGGGAGCCTATGAGGTTGAAAAGAATTACTACATTCCTTACGAACAGGAAAAGTATATTGCCGATATGAAAGCAGGGCAAGGATCAACCCCTATTATAGAAATGAATCAATTCGGAGAATAATGAACATACTTTTTTTCATGTCCGGTGAGAGTAGCGCAGTAGACTACCACCGCCTTTTGAACCCTTCCCGTTGTTATCTTGGAGAACACGAAATAAGAAGGGCCACAAAGAATTTAGGGGAAGAACATTTACAGTGGGCTGATGTGCTTATTATCTCCCGCGTATTGGATGGTAAAGCCAATGAGGTGCTATACGCCCTACGGAAATACGATGTTAAATTAATAGTAGATATTGACGATTACTGGCATTTACCACAGAACCACGTTTTACACAGCTACTATCAAAAAGCAGGGTACGCACAGAAGCAGGAACAATACATAGGTATTGCAGATCAGGTATGGGTTACAAACGAGCAACTGGAAAAAGAAGTAATGCCATTTAACGGCAAAGTAAAGGTCATTCCGAACGCTTTACCATTCGGGGAGGATCAGTTTATAGAGGACAGAACGGAGAGCGATAAAGTACGTTTCTTTTACGCAGGAGGGCATACCCACAGGCACGACATAAGTATTTTGGCAGATGTAAACCGTACCATGCGAAAGGATGCCGATTTCAGGGCAAACGGTCAATTTGTGTTAGCCGGTGGCAATAGTGATAATTCAGATCCTTACGTAACCGGAATATGGGACGCAATGGAGAGAGAGTATAGCGGTTACGCGGTCAATAAACCTACTTATAAACGATTGTACGGGAAGGGAATCATGGATTACATGGATTTGTACCGGGAAGCAGACGTAGGACTTATCCCCCTGGAAGATAACCGTTTCACCCGTTGTAAGTCAAATTTGAAGCTATTGGAGTGTGCGGCTAAGAAAATACCGGTTATTGTATCGGACGTC